ATGCAAATTCGTAGGGGGTCACCTGTGCCAAAGGGACCAAAGCCGAAGACAAGCCGGAACACCAAGGCGAAGCCGGTAAAAGCCCAAGCCGAATACCAAGTGCCAGCCTCGCTGGACGCTGTTGGCAAGCAGGAATTCAAGCGGCTGATGGGGCTGCTGACAGCTCGGGGCACGTTCGAGCAAACCGACCTCCGCATGATCGAAGAGGTGGCAGCAGCGGTAAGCGAGTTGGTCTTGATGAGGGCTGCCATTGCCGAGCAAGGCATGACGATCGAGGCAGCCAATGGAACGCTGATCCCTCACCCGCTGCTAGGCATGGTCAACCGATCTTCTTCGCGTTTGCGTGGCCTCCTGAACGACCTGGGCATGAGCCCGAAGCATTCTCGGCACGGTGGCCAGACGGCTGGCACCTCCAGCACATCAGACCCCTGGGACGGACTACTAGGCGTTGTCGGCTAAAGCCAAACAGATTGATCGAGGTGAACTGGCGATCAAGTTCGTCAGTAAGCTGAAACTCGTGGGAGACTTCGCTGGCCAGCCGTTTGACCCCCGGCCCTGGCAGCAAGACATCCTCCGCAAGCTATTCGGCAAACTCCGCACCAATGGGCGGCGACAATACAAGCGGATGTTCCTGGCGCTGCCCCGTAAGCAGGCCAAGACCACACTAACGGCAGCCATCGCTGGTTACCTGCTTGTGGGCGAGTGTCAAGGTAAAGAGCAGCAGCAGATTTACTCGGCTTCAGGCGACCGGGCGCAAGCGTCACTGATCTTTAAAACGCTGGCCAGCATGATCCGGTCAGACCCGATCCTGTCTGAACGGTGCCTGATTTACGACTCTTACAAGCGGATTGAGTATGGCCCCCTCGGCAACACTTTTGAGGCTCTTAGCCGAGAGGCTGGATACAAGCACGGGCTCAGTCCCTCGGCCGTGCTGTTCGATGAAGTCCACGTGTTGCCAGACCGGGAACTCCACGACGTTCTCACCACCGGCTACGGTGCCCGTCTTGAACCCCTCACCATCTACATCACCACCGCTGGGTGGGATCGACAGTCAATCTGCTGGGAGTTGTGGGAGTACGCCAGGCGAGTAAGGGACGGCCTGGTCGAAGATCCCGACTTCCTGCCGATTTTGTACGAGGCCGCACCGGATGCTGACTGGCGAGCCGAGTCTACTTGGCGTGCGTGCATGCCAGCCCTCGACGACTTTTGCAGTCTCGACTACATCCGCGAAGAGTGCAACCGAGCCCAGAAGCTACCAGCGTACGAAAACACCTTTCGGCAGTTGTTCCTCAACCAGTGGACCGAGCAAGCAAACCGCTGGATCTCGCTGGAGACCTGGGACAACTGCAAGGCCGATTTCACCCCTGAAGATTTCGCTGGCCGTGAGTGTGTGGCGGGCCTTGACCTCTCCAGTACCAAGGACCTCACCGCCCTGGTGCTGATGTTCCCGAACGAGTTGGGTGGGTACGACATCCTCCCTTGGTTCTGGTTGCCCGGTGAGACAGCGATTGAACGCGAGAAGGCCGACCGCACCCCGTACACCGTCTGGACTCGGGACGGGTTCCTGGAACAGACAGGTGGCAAGCGGATCGACTACGAGTACATCAAGGCCAAGCTCCTTGACCTCGCCAAAGAGTACCAGTTTCGCTCGATCGGTTTCGACCCGCAGTTTGCCCAGATGCTGGCCAGCCAGCTCTACCAAGATGGCGATGGGCTGCCGATGGTCGAGGTGCGAAACACCTTCACTGTGCTGAACGCACCCACCCGCGAATTCGAGCGGCTGGTTGTGGAAGGCAAGATCCGACACAACGGCCACCCCGTGATGCGTATGTGTGTCGCCAACGCCAGCCTCAAAGAACGTACCGGCCTGGTACTGCCAAGCAAATCCAACAGTTCTGGCCGCATTGACGGTGTGGCGGCAGCCGTGATGGGTGTGGCTGTTGGCATGGGTGGCCCGCAATCTGATTCCTGTTACGAACATCAGGACCTGTTGATCTTATGAGCCTCAGGCTATCCATCGTCGCTGCGGAAGACGGGCCAGCCATCGCTGTGGAAGCTGATGACAGCCCCGTGCCACCAGAGATCGCTCTGGCCTTTGGCCGTGCCCTCGTTGCTGCGTCTGAGGTCTTGATTGGCCTGCATTCGCTGGCCAGCAATGAACCGGACGATACCCCGCAACCTGATCTGCCAGTCTACCCACGCCAGCAAACCAGGACTCTTTAATGCTTGCACTGCGCCAGCGATGGGGACTAGAGAGACGCGCAGCACAACCGGCAAACGCCGGCCTGGGCATGCCTCTGTCTCTCACCAACCCGGTACTCTCTGGCATCCTGGTCACGCCCAATACGGCGATGCAGTTCACGGCCGTTTTTGCGGCCATTAACGTGATTGCAACCGATACGGCATGCTTGCCCCTGTGCGTGTACCGATACCGCAAGAGCGGTGGCCGAGATCGTATCTATGACCACCCGGTTCACGGCCTGCTAAACGTCTCGCCAGACGCCGAAACAACGGCCGTGCGATACCGACAGGCGCTAATGGGCCATGTGTTGGGCTGGGGTAACGGGTACAGGGAAATCGTGTTTGACGGTGCAGGCCGCCCCGATGCTCTCAAGCTCATGGCACCAACCACCAGGCCGTGGCGGTCTGACGCTGGCCGACTGTGGTACGAGCCAGCCCCTAGCCAGGATTCATTGCCACCTCGTCGGGTGCTGCACCTGGCTGGCCTGGGGTATGACGGCCTGGTTGGCTACTCGCCTGTTTCGATGGCTCGCCAAGCGATTGGCTTGGGCATCGCTGCCGAAGAGTTTGGCGCGGCATTGTTTGGTAACGGCAGCCAGCCACGGGGCTACCTGAAGACCCCGAAGAAGCTCTCCGCGGAAGCGGCACAGCGACTCCGTGAGCGGTTTGAGAACATCCACCAGGGCACCAAGAACGCTCACCGCTTGGCTGTTCTTGAAGAGGGCTTGGAATGGCAGAACTCCACGATCAACCCGGATGACGCCCAGTTCTTGGCTACTCGTCAGTTTCAGGTGATCGAAATCTGCCGGATGTTCCGGCTGCCCCCGCACAAGATCGCAGACCTGACCAACGCCCACCTCTCGAACATCGAAGAAAGCAACATCGACTACCTGACCACAACGCTCATGCCGTGGCTTGAACAGATTGAGCAGGAAGTCAATCTCAAGCTCTTCACTGAGAAGGAACGGGCACAGGGCTACTTCGTCAAACACGATATGTCCGCATTCTTGCGTGGCGACATGAAGAGCCGAGCTGAATGGCTCAAGACGCTCGCTGGCTTGGGTGTGTTGTCTATTAACCAGATGTGCGAGATCGAAGGACTCAACCCCGTTCCTGCTGACCAGGGCGGTGACAAGCGTCTTGTGCCCCTCAACATGACCACGCTGGAAGAGGCTGGCGAGCCCCAAGACGTTCCCGAATCACAAGAGCCGAACGAACCGCCAGACCCCACTAACGAAGGGGAGGAAGACGCTGATGAACAGTATTGAGCGGCGGTTTATCCCGCTGGAATTCAGGGTACTGGACGATGGCGACGGTAACGACACGCCGGTTATCCGTGGTTACGCCAGCGTCTTTAATAGCTGGTCGCAAGACTTGGGCGGCTTCCGGGAGATGATCATGCCCGGCGCCTTTGCTCGATCGCTCGCCAACGGTGATGACGTGGTGGCCCTGTACAACCACGACCCATCCATGCTGCTTGGCAGGCGATCCAGTAATACGCTGACAGCCTCGGAAGACACCACCGGGCTACTGGTGGAGATCAAGCCACCCAACACCACCGTCGGCCGTGACGTGATGGAACTTGTGAAGCGGGGCGATCTCAAAGGTATGTCTTTCGCCTTCACCTTGCCCAACCCCAAGACAGATCAAAAGTGGATGCGAGGCGAAACCGGCGACCTCCGCGAAATCTACCGCGCCAACCTCCATGACGTTTCTGTTGTGACAGAACCCGCCTATCCAGACACCTCCGTTGGCATGCGATCTCTCAACGAGTGGCACGCCAGTCAATCGAAGGAACACCGAGCCAGGCGGTTGAACCTGGCAGCCGCGCGGATTCGGCTATCAGAATCCCTCCTCAGGAGTCTTGTAAATTGAAGAAGCCCCAAGAGTTGAGGGCCGAGGCAGCCGCGCAGCAGGCAGCCGCAAAGGCCATTTACGAAGCCGTGAAGAACGACGCCAGCGGGCGTGACTTCACCGAGGATGAACTGCGGACTTATGACGCAGCCCTCGACAAGGCGAACAAGCTGTTCGATGAGGCCGGGACCATCGAAGCACGAGAAAAGCTGTGGGCAGCCGTTGACGCCAAGCGCTCCAGCGCTCCCGCCCAACTGCCCCACAACGACCCTGCCAACACCGCCAACGGACGCCACCAGTACAGCATCATGCGGGCCATCCGGTCCCGCCTGCCCGGCGCTCCTGCCCTTGATGGCATTGAGCTGGAAGTCCACCAGGAACTTGCCAAGCGTAAGGCTGCGTCGGGTGGTGCTGCTCAGGGCATCATGATCCCCTGGGACGTTTCAATCCGCAGCGGAACGGAACAGCGGGCACTCGATACCACCGCTGGTACTGGCTCGATCCCGACCATCCTTGATGGCACGCTGATCGACCTGCTCCGCGCTCGACTCTCGGTCGTGGCGATGGGCGCTACAGTGATGACCGACATGCAGGGCTTGTTTGCCATTCCCCGCCAAAACCTGTCCGGCACGTCGTACTGGGTGGCTGAAGGCTCCGCGCCAACAGCGTCTAACCAGACGATTGACCAGGTGCCGTTCTCGCCCAAAACCGTGGGTGCTTACACCGACTACACCCGTCGGTTCATGGAGCAGACCAACCAGGACGCCGAGGCTTTCGTCAAGCGAGACCTCACCGCCATCCTGGCCCGTGCCATTGAAACCGCAGCCATCAACGGCAGCGGTTCCAGCAACCAGCCAAAAGGCATCATGGCCCGAACGGGCGACACGCCAGCCGTTGGCCTGGTCTCGCTCGGCACCAACGGTGCTAACCCCGCCTGGGCCAACATCGTTGCCCTGGAAGCGATAGTAGCCACGGCGAACGCCGACTTCGGGAACCTGGGCTACCTGACCAACGCACCGATGAGGGGCTACCTCAAGAGTACGACCAAGGTGCCCAACTTCCCCAGCTACATCTGGAACCCAGACGCGCCCCAGACCCCGCTGAACGGCTACCAGTGCGGCGTCACCAACCTGGTGCCTGCCAACCTGACCAAGGGAACCGGCACCGCTCTTTCGGCAATCCTGTTCGGCAACTGGGCAGACCTGGTGATCCCGATGTGGAGCGGTATCGACCTGTTGGTTGACCCCTACACCGGATCTTCCATCGGCTCGATCCGAATCGTGGCGTTGCAGGATCTGGACATCAACCTGCGTCACCCTGAGTCCTTCGCGGTGATCGTGGACGGCAAGACGAGCTGATCATGATCGTTCAGTTTCTTCGCCCCTGTTTTGTTGGTACGCATTCTTACGCGATCGACGAAACAGCGGACATCCCCACCGAAACCACCCGTGCACTGCTCCAATCTGGGGCAGTGTGCGAGGCACCCCCAACAACACCCAAACAAGCGGCCTCTCCCAAAGTGCGAGAGGTTACAACCAAAGCCCGCAAGGTAGAAACCCGAGGGTAACCTGTGGCCCAGCGCACCGAGATCGTCACACCGCCATCTGTTGAGCCAGTGTCCCTGGATGAAGCCAAGCTCCATCTCCGAGTTTCAATCTCAGACGATGACGCTTTGATCTCCAGCCTGATCACGGCCGCCCGTTCCGTGTGTGAGACTCGGTTGCGGCGGGCCATCTGCACACAGACCATCGACTGCTACTTCGATAATTTTCCCTGGGGTGGCGGCTACTACAACAGCATGATTCGCCAGATGGGTCCGTCTCCTTACTGGCTGCCTACCTCGACCGGACTCCTCGATCTGCCCAGACCACCTGTGCAAAGCATCACGGGCGTTTATTACCTCGATTACAACGGCACCTATCAGACTATCGACCCCTCGCTCTACACCTACAGCGTTGGCACACCGGGCAGGATTCAGCCTGTTTATGGCAAAGTCTGGCCGATCGCTCGCCCCACGATTGATGCTGTTCGCGTGCGTCTTGTGGTTGGCTATGGCGATGCGTCGGCCGTGCCCGAAACCATCAAAGTGGCCATGAAGTTAATGGTTGGCAACTGGTACGAGAACCGTGAAGAGGTGATTGTTGGCTCGACCATCACCGAGGTTCCGAACTCGGTAGACGCCTTGCTATCCACTGAAGACTGGGGAGGCTACTCATGAGAGCCGGCCTCATGCGAAAACGGGTCACCGTGCTTCGCTCGGTAGACACAGTGGACAGCTTTGGCCAGGTGATCAGCGGGGGCGGTTCAAACATCACACTTGGCCCGTACTGGTGCGAGTTGAAACCGCTGCGGGGCAAGTCGCTGGAGATCGCTCGCCAGTTACGCGAAGACATTTCTCACCAGATCACCATGCGTTACTTCGGGGCCATCTACCCCTCCGATAACTTGCAGATCGACGGCCGAACCTTCCAGGTAGCCGAAGCGTTGAACCTCGACGAACGCAACCGAACTTATCAATTGCTCTGTACCGAGGTGCCCTCTCAAGGCGCACCAGGCAGCCAACTCTAAGAGGGGCCAATGCAGCTTTCGACCACACAACGCACCGCCCGCATCACCACGCTAACCACCAACATCGGCAGCACGGCCAAACTCAAGATCTACACGGGCAGCGCTCCGGGCGTTGCCAACGCGGCAACCGGCACGCTCTTAAGCACCATCTCGCTCCCCTCCACGGCCTGGACGGTGGCAAGCGGCGTGGCTACACTCAGTGGCACATGGCAAGACACATCGGCAGCAGCATCGGGAACACCGGGCTACTGGCGAATCACCGACAGCACGGGTGCCACAATCTATGCCGAGGGGACCGCAGGCGTGAGCGGTGGCGAGCTCAGCTTCACCACCACCGTCAGCTTGGGCGGCACCGTATCTGTCACGCAATTTACCTTGACCGAAGGGAACGTCTAAGCATGGCCGACGCAACTTTGCCAACAGGACCGATCCAGATTGTGGGCTCTGCCGAGTGCGTGGCACGCCCTGGTTCGATCTCGCTTGACGCTTACCCGTTGCTCACATTCGCACCCGAGCAGCACGGCAAGGGCATCAGGATCGAAGACAACGGCACCACCGTGGCAGCGATTGCCGAAGCGTTTGCTCTCCAGCCTGACGCGGTGGCAGTGGCCAGCAAGTTTGCCACGACTGCCGAGCATGTTCGCCAAGCTATTGATTACGCCCTCGCCGTCACCCTCGCCGTCACCCTAGCACAAGCCACACCAACCCAAGAGGCAAAATAGAATGGCAACGCTCTACTCAAATCCTCAGGTCGCTCGGTTCTGCAATGAGGCTCTTCGCCCGCTTGCCGATGATATCGTTCGGCTCTCGTTGGCCGTTCAGCATGTGCTGGCTACAAGCACTGGGCAAGGCATCTTGGCAATTCTTCAAGCCGTCACCGATCAGACACAGGTCATTGACGACGGGTCAAGCGTCGATGGACGCCCACCCATCAACGTGGGGCAGGTCGTTGTCTTCCTTACCGAATGCCAGGCCGCAAACGTGGCACTCGCAACAACCACCGCCGTTCAGCAGGCTAACGCCATTCAGGTTAACGGATATCCTCAGTAATGGCTCTCCTTGATCTGTACATGCAGACGACCGGATCGGACCTCAACGCGGGGACGGATACCACCACTCCGTCTTCGTCGATCTCAGGGACAATCAGCCTGAATACGACGACCGGGGTGTTCACCTTCACGGCGGGCACCACGGGCGCGTTTTCAGGTACGTCGGTCGGTGCATGGGTAGCGTTCAGCAACACGGGCGACACAGCCGCCCGCATGACAGGCACCGTAGCGACCGTAGACGGTACGAGCTCGATCATCACGGTATCGTGCAGTACCACCCCACCTTACTACAGTACAACCGGCCTAGGCTCGCCATCGTCGCTGACGGGAACCGTGAACTGCCGAATCGGTGGTGCTTGGGGCTCATCGTTCGCCATCACGAACAGCGGCTATGCGATGAACGGGACGACGCCATCGCTCTCAGGTGCGATGACGGGTTCCACGTACACCGGCCTCCGCGTCAATATCCTTGCCGGTACGTATGCGATCTCTGCCGCAACCATCACGCTGCCCGTGGGCCTGGTAGCAAAACCGATTTGGTGGCGTGGCTACTACAGCACCATCACCAGCGGCGTGGCTGATATCGACAATTGCGCCAACGTGGGCGGCACGCTGATCAACACCAGCGGAACGACGGTCACAGGCTCAAGACCTCAGATCACCACCACAAGCAGTACTCAGTTCGTCCTGTCCAACTATACGACACTCTCGAATCTGGAATTTACTGGTCCGGGCACCGGCCCGGCGAACACTCAGGCAGCCGTGGTTTTCAGCGGAGCGGGAACAGTCCAGGCGTACCGATGCAGGTTCACCAGCACATTACGCGTTGCGATTGCTTCAACATCGTCCGGCACGCTTGAGGTCATCGGGTGCGGATTCTTCGGCGTTTCATCAGGCGCTGGTTTACAGATTTCCGGTACGCTCGTCATGGAAGGTTGCACCTATCGAGGTGCAAGCAATCTGATCTTTTATGGCGGCACAATTCAAAACAGCGTCTTCGACTCAACGGCCGGCGTTTCGCTGTCAATGCAAAACACAAATGCCTTTGTCACAATCGTGAACAACACGATTTACAACTCATCGTCCGATGGCATCTGGCTACGATACGGCACAACAGGCGGCATCATCGCCAACAATCTGTTCGTGAATTGCAGCGGCTACGGCATCAACGGCAACGGCGCAACTCATACCGTGGCCTTGCTGAACAATGCTTTCGCAAACTGCACATCGGGCCAAACCAATAGCTTCTCGGCTCAGCAGATTTTCGGCAGCACGATTGCCGAAGTCTCATCACCGTTCACGGCAGCGGCATCGCACGATTTCAGCCTGACGACCACCGCACTCTCACGGCAGGCTGGCTTCCCCGGCCAGTTTGAGGTCTAATTGGCGAGTCAAGGCTACCTTTCGATTGGTGCGGTTAAGCCGGGCACGTCCCCGGGCACCAGCCTGAGCTTTGTGTCCATCGGTGCGGTGCAGCCACAGGCCACACCCACCAGCACGGCAAGGCTCACCGTCACCTTGGGCCCGGTGTCGCTCACTGGCACCGCCGCCAGCGCAGCACCCACGCCAACCACGGGTGGCTTGACGCTCACTCTTGGCAGCCTGACCACAACGGCCACAGCTTCAGCCACAGCA